CGGTGTGGTCATTGTGGAGTTGTACGCATGAAATACGCAGTAGTCAACGCTGACGGTGTGGTCGTGAATGTTGTCCTGTGGGACGCAACATCCGATTTTGATGCTGGCGATGGCATGACGCTGGTTCCTTTGCCGTTCAAGATGGCAACCGATGATGACGGTGTAGAGTTTCAGCAGTATTTCGCCGGTCCCGGTTGGACTTATGACGGCACCAACTGGATCGCACCGCCCGCAGAGGATGAGGAGCTTGTCTGATGGCTACGAACTTTCCTGCATCGCTCGATACGCTCACTAACCCGTCGGCTACCGACACGTTGGATTCGCCTCCGCATGATGAGCAGCATGCTGACGCTAATGACGCGATTGAAGCGTTACAGGCAAAGGTTGGTGTTGATTCGTCTGCGGTGACTTCGAGCTTGGATTATCGGGTTGGTAGTTTGGAGACGTTTCCGATTCAGTTGAATGGTCAAACTGTTTCGGCGGATTATACGATTCCGTCGGGTTATAACGGTGTTTCTGCTGGGCCTGTTACTATTGCGGATGGGGTTACTGTGACGGTTGCTGATGGAAGTGCGTGGGCGGTTGTATGAGTACGTTGAGTGTTGGTGATCTTCAGGGGTTGGCGGTCAACTCTAATGTGGTGACGGTGCCTACCGGTCACACGTTGAACGTGACTGATGCGGCAGGGCTACAGATCGGTGGTTCTGCTGTTGTTAGTGCTGGTTTGGTGCTTATCAGTAGCACGACGATTGGCACGGCGGTGTCGTCGGTGACGGTGACCGATGCGTTTTCATCGACGTTCGACAATTACCGCATTGTGATAGGCAACTGTGATACGTCAATTGGTGCTACTGATATCGAAATGACCTTTGGCAGCACGACCACTAGTTACTACTACGCCAACATCATCGTGACATTGGCGTCAGGCCCGACTCGTGTGGCTGGCAATAACGTCTCTGAGTTTGTTGTTGGTAAAGGCGACTCAGCCAGCCAAACATTTATTTCGTTGGATGTGTTCGGGCCGAATATTGCTCAGCGGACAGGTATCAGCGGCATTGGACACGGTGTCGCCCAAACCTATTTCGTGTCTGGCAACTTGTCAACTGTTACGCAATACACCGCGTTCACTGTCGCGCCCGCATCAGGAACATTGACGGGTGGCACGATCAAGGTTTATGGGTACAACAATGGCTGAGCAATGGACACGCGACGAACTTGTCGTCCTCTACCCTGACGGCACCATTGACGTTTATGGATACGCAAAGGCTTGATGATGACTAGAACAGAGTACGAAACACAACATCCGCTCGGATCAGTCAATGTCCAGCATGACGGCGAAACTCGTCCGATGACTGAAGCCGAGTGGACTGCGTGGATCGACCGGACGATGGAAGCACAGGCCGCTGAGCAGGCCCGTGAAGATGCGGAGGCGGCGAAGGTTGCCGCGAAACAATCCGCCGTGTCGAAACTTGAGGCGCTCGGCTTGTCGGTGGATGAGATTCGGGAAGCGTTCGGGTTGGAGGTGCCGTCGTGAGTACGTTGAGGGTTGGAGCGTCTGCTACTGCTGGCGGTGTTGATTCGTACCGGTATGTTCAGACGGTGTATTTCACTTCGTCGGGGACGTTCGCAAAGGCTTCGTATCCGTGGCTTCGAGCAGTCCGTGTGAAGGTTCAGGGTGGCGGCGGTGGTGGCGGCGGTTCTGATGAGTGTCCGTCGGATGGTGATGCGGCGGCTGCTGGTGGCGGCGCTGGCGGTGTTTATGCCGAGTCGTTCATTGCCGACATTGCCAGTCTTGCTTCGTCGGTGACTGTGACTGTCGGTTCGGGTGGTGCTGGTGGTGCGGCTGGCGCACCAACAGGAGGAACCGGATCGGCTGGCGGTTCGTCGTCATTCGGGTCAGGTGCCGGTTACGAAGTGTCCGCCGGTGGCGGCGGTGGCGGAGGGAATGGTCCTGATGTTGGCGGTGTGTACGGCGGTGCTGGCGCTAGCAGTTCATCAACTGCGACTGGTGACCTTGAGATTGAAGGAAGTAACGGCGTTCACGGTTTGAGCAACGGGGCAGTTACCGGTTCAATCTACATTCAAGCGTTAGGCGGTTACGGTGGTGGCTCTGTGCTGGGCCACGGTGGCAGAGGGGCGATTGTTCGTACCGCTTCCGGAGCGGCGAGCGGTGGAGGTATCGGCGGTGAGGGTTATGGCGGTGGCGGTGGCGGTGCCGGAACCGTCCGCAAAAACACGACGACTGGCACCGGTGCGGCAGGCGGTGACGGCGCTGACGGAATCGTGATTGTGGAGTTGTACGCATGAGATACGCACTAATCAACGCCGAGGGTTTGGTTGTGAACGCAATCGTGTGGGACGGCCAAACCGAATACACGCCCGCCGATGGGCTGACCGTTGTCGCTGTGCCTGATGGTGTTGGTGCCGGTCCCGGCTGGACCTATGACGGCACCAACTGGGTCGCACCGCCTGTCGAGGATGAGGAAGGTGAAGGCTGATGGCTTCCGTGTTGAGGTTTGATGATTGGGAAACGACGTTGGGGACTGGGGTGGTGTCTACTGACGGTTCGGGGAATGTGGCTGTTGGTGGTTCGTCGCCGTCGTACAAGTTGGATGTGACCGGCGACATCAACGCCAGCGGACAGTTCCGGATCGGCGGGACTGCTGTTGGTGAGGCGGTCGCGTTCACGCCCACATGGACGGTAGGTCTGACCGTCGGCAATGCCACCGAAAACTGGTATTACTACGAAATCAACGATCTTGTTGTCATTACCGGCGCAACTGTGTTCGGATCAACAACGGCGCTGTCCACGAACCCTGCGATGACGTTGCCGGTAACTGCCGCATCAGACGCTCTGAACACTTCGATCGGCAAAGGCTCATCCCATGACGCTGGCACAGCGCAATATCCAAACTTTTGGATTCTTCAATCGACGACAAGTGTTACTTGTTATCACATGAACGCAGCCTCCACGTTCGTAACAACGGGAAGTGTCAATGCCACCATTCCTTTTACTTGGACAACGAACGACAAAATCGGCGGCAACATCATTTACCGGAGAGCATGATGACGTTTGACTATCTGTATCCCGACGCAACCGACGAACAAAAACTAGATCAAGTTCGCAACTGGCGAAACGCCCAACTGGCCGCCACCGACTGGACACAAGTCGCTGACGCACCCGTAGACGCATCAGCGTGGGCCGCATATCGTCAGGCGTTGCGCGACCTGCCCGCCAACATCGACCTCGACAACCCGGTCATCCCAGACCCGCCAGCATGATTATCACCAGCGAAGACGCCAAAACGGCCGCGCTCGCTTTAGTGATGAGCGTGATCGTCGTCTTCTGCTTGTGGATTGGACAAAGATGAATATCGCAAACCCGTCGAAAGCCATGATCGCTCTGGTCGCGCTGGTTTGTGTCACGCTTCTGCTGATGACCGACTCGATCTCGAACGAGGCTGGCACCGGTTTGATCGGCATGATCGCCGGTTACGCCGTCGGAAACGGCATCGCGGCCCGTCGAGGTGACGATGTGACCCCGATCATCGGAAAGAAGTCTTGAGATACCACAGTTGGCAACGGGACACGCCACGCCACCCGTTTGACACCTGCTCCCCAAACCTGCGCCAGATCCGCAAGTACCTCGAAGACCGCTGGGGATTCTGGAACCTTGGCTGTTATGGCCGGCGTCCCATCCGCGGCGGCACCGCCTGGTCATCGCACGCTTTCGGCGCAGCTCAAGATCTCAGCTACCGCCGTGACGACGGACACCCGACCGCACCATCTCGCGAATGTGTGGAGCAAGACGTCATCCCTTGGCTGATCGAGCATCATGAAGTGCTCGGTATCCAGCGCATTCATGATTATTGGGCGAAGCGTTACTGGGAAGTAGGCCGCGGCTGGATCGGCCGTCCGCCTGGAGCACAAAACGATCACCTACACCTCGAGGTGACACCCGAGACTTGGACTTGGGCGTCACCAATCTCGGAGCGCATCGTGTCCGGCCCGCCACAGACCACTCAGCCGGCACCGGTGCCTCCGTACCCTGGGCAATCTGTCCGCAAAGGATCGAAAGCCAAGGATCGCGTCAAGCTGATTCAGCGTGAGCTCAAGATGCTCGGCTACAACGTCGGCCCCGTCGATGGCATCTTCGGCCCAAAGACCGACGCAGCTGTCAAAGCCTTCCAAACCGACCAAGCCCTCAAAGTAGACGGCATCGTCGGACCTATCACTTGGAAGGCTCTGTTCAACTAGCACACACAGGAGGCAACTGTGCCAGACATGTCAGACTTCGACGCCGCACGCCCCAAGCCGGCAACCCCGAAGATTGAGAAAATCCTCGAGGAGCTCGACACCGAACGATCCGAAGCGCTTCACGCGGCGCTCATGGATCTCAGCTACAGCACACCGACAATCAAAGCGGTGTTGAAAAAGTGGGGATACGAGCTCTCCGAGTATCCGATCGCACAATGGCGACGGGCCCATGCTCGATGACTTCGACCAAGAAGTAGAGCTGCAAGAGCTCCGCGACGCCCTTGTCAGACAGCAACGCGCTACCCGCAAAGCGCACGCCAAGTCAGAAGCCATTGTCGAAGCCGTCTACCAGGCGGCGAAAGACGCGGCCGTCACACTTGGACGCGCACCGAGCGTTCCCAAACCGAAGACAGACCCTCGACGCAAGAACCCTGAAGTCGCGCTGATCCATGCGACCGATTGGCAGCTCGGCAAACAAACCTCCGATTACGACATCGACACCTGCCGGAAACGCATCCACCGATTTGCGGAGAAGATCGGCACGATGACCGAGATCCAGCGGGCCGACCATCCCGTCAAAGAAGCGCATGTCATGTTTGGCGGCGACATGGTCGAAGGCTTAGGCATCTTCCCAGGGCAACCCTATGAAGTCGAAGCGCACCTGTTCGAGCAGCTGTTTGCTACCGCCGGCCTCATGGAGGACTTCGTCCGACGGATGCTCGCCATCTTCGAGCATGTGACCGTGACCTGCGAGTACGGCAACCACGGCCGGCTTGGCCGCAAAGGCGACATGCCAGGAGCCGACAACATTGACCGCGTCGCCTACAAGATCGCCGGCGACCGCCTCGAGGACGAACGTATCCAATGGAATACCTCGCCGGCTTGGTACCAGATCGTCGAGATCGGCAACTACGGCGCTCTGCTGGTGCATGGCGACGAGATCAAGAGCTTTGGTGGCAATACGCCAGCGTTCGGCATTCTGCGCAAGTGCAACCAATGGTCGACCGGCGTCATCCCCGAGCAGTTCTCGGACGTTTACATGGGCCACTTCCATACGCCGATGACGTTGACGATGGCGAACGGCGGTCAGATCTATGTCACCGGTTCGCCAGAATCGGAGAATGTGTACGCCAA